ATTTATTAGTTCGCCGATGTGTTATACCAGTTTTTCCGAAGACGTTACTCTGGATGTCTACACAACAACTACTCTAATTATTATTTTCTTAATTATTTAATGTAGAAAATCATTACGCAACTCAGCGTGATAAACAGAATCCCACACATTTTTTCGCTGTAGGTTTTCCCAAGTCGGGAAACCTCGTTGGAGGTCTGTTATTGTAATGTCACACTGACGCATTTTCTTAATAAGATCAGCATTATTATGTGCTCTTGATGTTGCAAAACCTAAATTTGTTTCATGAGGAGGTATTTTTGCCAAAGCATTAGCATAAGCAAAGCGCAAATACGAGTAAGCAGGAAAATTGCTAGCATAGGTACCATAAGAATGACCTATTAAAGAAAGAATAAAATCATATATATCACGGTCTTTAGACTCACGCCCAAACACTGATTTAATGACATATTCACTAATATCCCTAAAAGGAAGATACTTTGCCTGTCCCGGTGAGGTGCACAAATTGCGTTTTGGCATCATTTTCAAAAACACTATGCCTTTTTGGACCGCAAAACCCTTCCGTACCGAAGCACAAAAAGGAACATCCACCCGAACATCACGCATCTCCATCCCAACATGTTTCTTCAGGAAGGCAGCGTACGTACGCATATTAAAGGTATGAGAAAGTATTGATCTATTTTGGGTTTGTATTTGATCATCACCATAAATTATCAATTTTGTTACTTTCTCAATTAGCTGCTGCTCAATAAAAGCTCGCTTTTCAAGAGGTTGCATTTTGATGTGATAAACTTGAAACATAAAGTACCAAAGGATGCCATTAAAACTATTTCCATGAGAGGTCATCCAACGCCCAGATTCCATTTGTCCTATTATTATAGCAACAAGATCACCAAAATAGCGAAGAATGCGAACACTACTATGTTCAGAAATATATTTAACCATTCTACGCATTATCGGATAATGAGGGTGATCAGGACGAAAATAAGCCAAAGCAAAGGAGTCAAAAAAATCCATATAAACGACATTAGTGTGAACATCCATTCCATTAAAATCTCCATCATCATATGTTTTAAGATGTTCAAACTGGTCCAAAACTCCCAACCTTTCCGCCATTTTATCCATTCCTGCTCGAGACCATTTCATTCCTATAGAAACACAAGGACCTGTCTCCAACTGTTTCCGAGTTGTATGACAAATCCGTTCTATTAGAATAGTAAATTGATTAGGAATTTCATAAAGGCGAAGCTTATGTATCCACGGGCGCCAAAGAGCATCATCAGCCTGTTTTTCGCCAAGACTGGTATAAAGCTCATTTTTCATGTTTTGTGTACTAATTGCTGCAATAGGGGGAAGACCGGAAGCAAAATTTGCTACAGATTTCAACACTGCTTCATGACTATGAATCTTTTTCTGAGAAGCCTTTGAAACAAGTGTCACATCCTCTACTTCCTCTCCCTCTTTTAGCTCAAGCTTATATGCATGCGCCTGCTCTACAAACGATCCCGCGGCTGCCCCTAGATACATTCCCTCACAGCGTTCAAAACTTACTGTGGGATCCTGGGTTCGCAGTTTATCCTCTAGGCCCATTGTGTTAACCATATAGTTAAGTGCCTCTGGAATAACCTCAATTGCTTCCCGCATAGCTGGGGTAATCACATCCGTAGGTTGATGTTTTTTTCGTAGAGCTGCTGCAATTTTTTCATTACTTAAATTATCCATAGACGAGATAACATGGGGACGGCCATTTGTTGTTCCAATAGCCATATTGTAAGGCGAAGCCACTCGAGCAGCAAGAACTTTAAGACTCATAATTGATTCATCAGGACCCTTATGTTTTTTCCAAGGGCAATGATTCAGGTATGGACGCCAAACATCTTCATACCAAGAAAGATTTTCTCTGATTCCATATTGACTAAACCAAGAAACATCAGCTTCTCGGAGGGTCTTTTCCGTTCTTGGATCCATCATCCTAACAGGAGAGGATTCAAAGGAAAGCGAACCCAAGCCAAAACAGGGCACGAAACGGATATTTGTAAAGCCATCGATGGAAGCTGTATGAACTATTTCAGCCACCACGTTTCGTTTTCTTTTGCAGAGAACCATATTATTCAACCATTCACAAGAACTTTCAATTTTGTAAATGGTTGATTGAATTATCTCTTCAGTTGTTCTTTGTTTACCTGCTAAATCTCGAGTGACATAAATTGAAGGGATTCGCAACTGATCAGCAAAATCTACCTTCAAATCACATTCACAAAGATCTCCATGTAGGCAAGAGTTATAACCCACCCACTGGATACTAAAAGCATTAGTAGTCACACCAACTTTTGTG